CTACGCCGATGCGAGCGTGCTCCGGTAGTCTTCGAGGACTTGTGTCGTTATGTCGAGTTCGTTGGCGATCTGCCATTCGTACTCGTACATGCGTTCGAGTAGTGCGAGCTCGGCGGGGTTGACGAGAGTGAGGGCCGTCTGCGTTCGCGCCCGTCGCTCCTGCTTCGAACGATCGTTCGAGCAGCCGGTGTCGCCATGCCGCCAATGCAGTAATTCATGCACGAGGGTGCAGCGTTTTGCCGTATAAGTGAGCCGTCGGTCTATGAGGATGACGTTGTTTTCGTTGTCGTAGCAGCCCCATAGTCCGTCCGGCAGGATGGCGCTGGATACGGTGACGGGTAGGCCGATGATGGCGCGGCGCATGGCGCCGTATGTCATGCGCCGGTCGATCGGCAGGTCAGGCAGGCTCGTCGTAATCCGGCCCAGCCTCTCCGTTGATGGCCTCCTGCTTGCCAGCGGCCCGATATGCCGCAAGGGCCACGTCGCCCCTCTGCAGCTTGTTGAGGGTTTCGGCGGTTCTTTTTTCTTCCTGTGCTGCCAGCGCGTTTGCGAATAGCTGACGCAATGTCATCCCGCATGTCTTGGCGATTCGCTCGCAGTCCGATACCGTCAAGGGCGCGTCGAACCGGGCGCGGACGAACCAATAGTTGCGGCTGAATCCACATTTCGCGGCGAAATCTGTAGCGGTCATACCGCTCCTGGATTGCAGTGCTTTGCAGTATTCCATGACGCTCCGCGCTCCGTCGGTAACGTCGGTGTTAGCTCTTGTTCCCATGGCTCCATAATACCCAATTGTGTACTTTTTGTAAAGTAATCAATTAGGTACTCTCGTAAGAGTATCCAAATAAGTACTATTTGTAATCAGCAATGAAACGAGAAAGGAGGTTGGGTGACAAGCGAAACGGAACTCATGAGAGCCAACATCCGAGGGGAGATGGCTCGAAGGGGCATGACGCAAGAAGACGTAGCCAAAGCGATTGGATGCGAAAGGCCGCTGGTGAACAAGAAACTCACCGGCAAGAAAGACCTCACCGTAAGCGATCTGGAAAAAATCGCCGACATGTTTGGAATGACCCTCTTCCAACTCACTGCGGTGCTGCTCCAACCGATAGACAGCATCAAACAATTCAAAGCCTAAGGAAACCGAACATGAGCCAGCAACTGTTGAACCCGCCAAAACCGCCGACACTCCACGAACCCGGATGCCTGCTGCTCGCATCAAGCGGCTTCTATATCCGCCTCCATGAGGATGGCAGCGCCAGTCTCGTGGACGGCATCCAAGACATCACCCTCGCGGACTTCACCTCGGCGGAAATCGAGGACATCGCCTACAACCTCTCCAACAAGATCGGAGCAACGAGATGAGCTTGATGGACGACGGCGGCTTCGAGATGCAGGCATTCCCTGCCTGGGATGGTAGGCCGATGGCCCGAATGAGCTTCCGCACCTCGACAGGCAACTTCAACGTCACCCTCACAAAAACAGACGTGCAACGCATCAGACGCGAATGCAATCGAATCCTCAAGGAACTGGAGGCAACCAAATGACCAGCCATGACCACCGCCGTGACAGCGAACAGGCGGAGAACACGAAGCCGAACTACACGCTCCGCCGCCTGAAGTTCGCAGCCGCCATCATCGGATTCGTGAGCAGCATGACACTGCTGTTTACGTGGCGTACCGCCGACTCGCATGCCGCGACCATCCTCGTGAGCGCCGTCTACCTGTTGACCGGCCTATGGCTGACCGTGAGGTTCGCCCCACGCGACTAAAGACTTCCCACCAGCCGACAGTCCAACAAAACAAACCAAATTAGGGATGTTTTCGCGGACATCCACGTTCACCATTGTCGGCTGGCGGGAACCATAACTGAATATCGATTATTATCCACGCGCCGACCACATCTTGCTTTCACATACACTGTCGGCGCATTCGGCTAGGCGACGGTTCGCCCGTCCACGGATTCCAAATCTTCTTCTCTCTATCAAGAAACGCAGGCATTCCGGTGTTTGCAAACCCTTTCAAGTCCGCCTGACGGCTTTCAGTCGCCGTCGGCCACGCCACCGGCCGCGAACACGTTCAGGTCTGTGTTCCAACAGTCAAAGGGGCGCTCGGAATCCAAGGACGGCATCGGTTCGACTCCAATGCCAGCCACTCAGCCCCATCCACTCGTCAGGACGGGGCACCACAACGTCAACAAGCAAAGGAAAACACATCATGGACGAAAACAAACCACGGTCGGCAAAATGGGTGCTCTGCGTCGACATCGACCCCGATAACCCGGAATCCGCCCCAATGTTCGTCGCCGCACTTGACATGCCGCTGGACGGCGGCCTGATCGGCGTCACCCTGCCCGGCAACAGACTCGGCGAGGCCACCGCGCTTGCCGCCCGAATCGCATGCCAGGCCATCGACAAGGCGCTCAAACGTCACCTCGAACGCGGCGGCGGCGACACCGTGGAAATGCTCACCGGCCTCCACATCGACCCGATGGGCGACATTCAGGACGGCAGGCCATGACCGATCTGCTCACGCCAGCCGAACTGGCCGTCATGCTCGGCATGAGCGTGCGCACCCTTGCCAACTGGCGGAGTACCGGCAAAGGCCCGCCGTACTTGAAAATCGGCGTGGAACCGCCCGGAGGACATCAGGACAGGCGCAAAGTCCGCTACCAACGCGCCGTGGCCGAACGGTGGGCTTCCGCGCACGAATACCGAAGGACGGTGGCGCGATGAAAAAACGGCACGCTCGCTCCGGCACACGGGTTAAAAGCAGTCCGACCGTCACAAGCGACGGTAAAGCACGCTTCGGTGACAACAAGCCGACCCTCACGCAGCGGGGAATCGACGTGGACGCTTTCATCCGCAAAAACCACACGCTCATTGAAAGACTCAGGAAGGGAACACGTTGAAACACGAATACACAGCCGACGAGCTCGCCGAACTGAAGAAAATCTACGACGAATCGGGCGAAGCGGGACTCGACATCACGGAAATGCGGGCGTTACGCAAGGCCGGACTCCTCACGCAGGGCCTGCCAGAGAAACCGGAAGCGCCGTCGAAACGAGACTTAATCCTCGCGCACTGCAGGAAACGCATCGACCAGGGCCAGCCGTTCGACGGCAAGGAAACCGCCGAAGCGCTCGGCATGAGCCAGAAAACAGTCGGCAACATTCTCGGTCAACTCCGCAAGGAGGGACTGCTGCCGGCCTTCAACCAGCATTCACCCCGCAAGACACGGAAAAACTCCACAACCGGAAAGAAGAAAGAAACCATGACCACCACATCGAAAATCACAGCGGACAACGTCACCGAATCGAAAATCGCAGCAACCGACATCATCACAGCGAAACTCCCCACTGCGGAGATGGCACCGGAAAAAGAGCGCGAGCATACACGCGCCGCCATCACGGACGCGCTGGTCTACATCTACGACGCCATCAGCGCTCTGCAGAAAACCGCGTTCCAGACCAACGACAAAGTGGTCTACGGATTCGCCACGAAACTCCTCAACGGCGAACTCATGGACTTGAAAGCCAACTACTCGAAGGACGTGGCGAAGTGAGACTCAATTTCAACAGCAAGGATGGCGTTTTCGCCATCAAAGCCGAAAGCGAAGAGGAAAAACCGCGCTCAAAACGTCGGCGGTCGCCATCTTCAATCTCATCATCGATTTTTTTAACGGTGAAGTCCAGGAAATGAAGGTGGCGAAGGAATGAAGCGTATCACACTCAAGGACACGGAACGCTACACGGTCGAACGGTTCCGGCAGTGCAAGAAAACGGAACGGCATCTCGCATGGCTGAAGAGCCGTAAGGCGGGTGTCGGCGGTTCGGACATGAGCACTATCCTCGGCCTTAACGCTTTCAAAACGCCTTACGATTTGTGGCTTGAGAAGACCGGACGTGTGGAACCGGAGGACATTTCGGACAAGTGGGCCGTCATCCGTGGCAATGCCTTGGAGAACGAGCTTCGTAAGCGTTTCCGCGCCAATCATCCGGAAATGCTCGTCACGGACGGCACCGACAAGCAATTCATCGCCCGCGAAAAGCCCTATCTGAGGGCTTCCCTTGACGGCATCCTGCAAGGGGAGGACGGAAGTTTTGGGATCCTCGAAATCAAGACGGCGAGCAACCGTCGAGCGGGGGACTGGCATGACGAGGACGGCAACCTCCGAATTCCACCTTACTATCTCGCTCAAGTCGAGTTCTACGCGCTTGTAACGGGATGGACGTGGGGCTACGTGTACGTGGCCATCGGAGACGACGAGCCGGTGGAGATACCGTTCAAGGCCGACGTGGAGGATATGGGCGCGATAGACAAGGCCGCAGTCGACTTCTGGCGTTTCGTCACTTCTGACACTCCACCGCAATTGACCGGAGTGGACGTGCAGAAGGCGTTCCCCGAGCCGACGCCGGACATCGTGGACGAAAGCGCCGACGATCACCTCTACTACCTGCTCGCAAGATACGAGAGCGCCAACAGAATGCTCAATGACCTGAAGGCCACACAAAAGGAACTACAGGAGCAGATCATCCTGCGCATCGGCTCGCATACGGGCGTGCGCTGCGGCAACCTCCAAGCCACCTACAAGACGACGACCCGCAAGGAATACGTCGTCAAAGCCGCCACATACCGCAAATTCGCATTCAAAGCCATCGAAGAAAAGGAGCAATAAATCATGGGAGCAATCGCACAGCAGGCGCAGGGACAGCAGTTGCAGCCCCTCAATCCGAGGGGCAAGCTCAAGCAGCTTGTGGAGCATTCATGGCCGCAGATCGCACGTGTCATCGGCGGCAACCTCGACAGCGAGGCATTGTTGCAGATGTGCATCAGCAGCATCAACCGCACTCCGGCATTGGCGGACTGCACGCCGGTCAGCGTCCTTTCCTGCTTCATGCAGTGCGCCGCCCTGGGCTTGCGCCCGTCCGACGTGGACGGCTTGGGACAGGCTTACATCCTGCCCTACAGCAACAAGAACTATGCGACCGGGGAGAAGCAGGCCACGTTCGTCATCGGCTACAAGGGAATGCTGAAACTGCTGGAGAACAGTGGAATCTACGCGCAGCCGAGAGCCGTCTACGAGGATGACAACATCAAGCTGAAGCTTGACGAGAACGGCGTGCCGACCATCGAATGCCCCGACGAGGTGAACGTGGACGCCGACCATAGTGAGGAAAAGCTGAAATTTGTGTATCTCAGCGTCCAACTGCCGAACGGCGGACGATACGCCGACTACATGTCGAAACGCGATCTGCTTGAATACCGTGAGAAGTACGCGCCACGCAACCGCAGCCATCAGATCACCGGACCGTGGGTGAAGAACTTCGTGGAGATGGCGAAGAAGACCATCATCCGCCGCAGTTTCAAGTACATGCCGGTCAGCATCGAAGCGAAGAAGGCCGCGAGCGTTGACGAAACCACGCCGGATTACAGCGACGTGTTCCAACCGGTAATCACCTCCGATGCGACTGATGACGTGACCGCCGAAGTCATGGAAGCGGACACGCCGGACACCGAAACCGAAGCAGACGTGAAGGAGGCCGAGTGATGGCCGGAGAAACCGTTATCACGATCGTCGGGAATCTGACCGCCGATCCTGAATTGCGCACGACGTCCGCTGGCGCGCAGGTCGCGTCGTTCACGATCGCCAGCACGCCGCGCTCCTGGAACCGCAGCACGAACCAGTTCGAGGACGGTCAGGCTTTGTTCATACGCTGCAGCGCTTGGCGTGACTTGGCTGAGCATTGCGTCCGCTCACTCGCGAAGGGCATGCGTGTGATCGCGCAGGGCCGTTTGCAGCAGCGTTCCTATCAGGCGCAGGACGGTTCCAATCGCACGGTCATCGAATTGCAGGTTGATGAAATCGGCCCATCGCTCAAGTATGCGACGGCGCAGGTGCAGAAGATGCAGTCAGGCGGATACCAGGGCGGCAGCGCCAACGGTGGCGGCTATCAGCAGCCGCAGCAGGCACAACAGCAGTCGCAGGCTCCGGCCGATGATCCGTGGAGTGCGCCAGTAGAGCCTGAATTCTGATGCGCGAATGGATTGAACCACCGGACGTGGAACCGGTATGCCCGAAGCATGGGTGCGCGCTGTATCCGGCGCGCCCCATCCCATGCCCCGAATGCGAAATCGAAGCCGAAGAAGAGGAGGAATGATGCAGGAATTCGTCGTGGACATTCCACGGGACGAATGGTGGACGCAAAACCGTCGCGGCCACTGGCGAGTGAAATTCGCGCACACAAGCGCAGTCAAACAGCGTGCCATGGCATTCGCCAGATTCTGGCTCCAAAACGGCCACCACAGGCCACAACACTTCCCAGTGCACGTCACCGCGATCATCCACCCATTGACCCACGGGCGCTTCGACCCGGAGAACGCGGCGCCCATGGTCAAAGCCATCCTTGACGCGCTCACCGATACCGGCTTCTGGCCCGACGATGACTCAAAACACATCATCGGCCCCGACTACCGAGGTGGAGAACCAAGCATCCGAAAAGGCTGGTACCGAATCACAATCCGAATCGAAGAGGAAGAACACTAACCATGGCTACGAACATAACCGAGAAAGACAAGACGCTCAACGAGATCATCGACTGGGCGAAAAGTCGCTGTCATGAAGCCGGACTTTCCAGATTCGATGTCCGCAGAAAGAGCGACCGAGACTTCTATGACGGCCAAGTTAACGCATTCCACGAAATGCTAGAGCTTTGCCGTTCCATGCTCGGCGACAGCGGCCACATGCCGTCCGAGGTGCCGAATCAAAGCGAGGAATGATGCCAAAAGATCGTGACGAAGCCCTGTACGAGTTCGCTCATTGGCTTAGCGAGAAGGGTCGTGAGGCTCGACAGGAACTGGCGTACAAGCAGTACACGCCATGGATTGATGACGTGGCTCTTGGCCGTCTCGAAGCATACGACGAGGCATACAAGCATTGCAGGGAGATGCTAGGCAATGCCGACTCGATATTCTCCCCGAAATTCGACAAGAAGACCGACCAAAGCGAGGACACGGAATGAGCAGGGCTGAAACCACCGCCATGCTGTCCGAGCTGGTGGAGAAGCGTCTGAGGAATCAGACCGCGTTCTGGGCGAGCGAGGTCAACTTCGACCGCGGTACGCCTGACGAGCGGCGAGTGGACTACGTGGGCTTCAAGCCATGGAACATCAACGGCGAACCGGTGCCCGCAAGCGTGGAGAAAGGCTGCTTCGGATTCTACGAGGTCAAGTCATGCATGGCTGACTTCACGAGCGGTAACGGTCTGACCTTCTATGGCGACCAGAACTATCTGGTCTGCACGAAGGAGCTGTGCGACGAGATCGTATGGCAGAAGATGGTGCCGGAGCGTGTGAACGCGATCCTGACACCGGATTCGACCGGCTCGAAACTGATTCTCGGCCACGTGCAGTCCAACCACGACCTGTCATACAGGCGGCGTCCGGCAAGCGAAATCCTCTGGGCAATGGTCAAGGCGAACGGAAAGAGGACTAATTGAGCATCATGCTTGACGAGGCCAACGCCTACGAGCGTGGCATGGATGATGATTTGACTTTCCAGACGGTTCGGGAGCTTGCCGGTACAGCGTACATGGCCGGACGTTCCGCTCCACCGGCTGACGCCGAGGTCGAAGCCGTGGCGAAAAAACTGCTGTGGTGGGACATGGCACCAGCCTGGGAAGACGTCATGCCCAGTGAGGACTGCTTCTGGACTCTGGCCGAGCCGGAAATGCGAGCCAACTATCTCAGGGACGCTCGGGAAATGCTCGAAATCGCACGGAAGGCGGTAAGCGAATGAGCAAGACGATCAGATACGTGGAATGCGCCCACTGCGGCGAGACTGTCGGCACATATTACGTGACCTGCCCCTACTGCGGCTACCGGCTGTCCGCGCGCAAGCCGACTGGCATGGATCCGCTGTATGGCATGACCGACAGCGAATTCTACAAGCGATTCGGGAGCCTGTGATGGAAGATGTTGGAATTCTTCTCACGCCACCACCGGACTTGGTGGAGATCGCGGAAGCACTGGACATCATGGCCCAGCCGCACGTCGGCAGCGGTTGGGCGAACCTCAACTTCGACGGCCTTCCATGCAGCACGCCACGGCAGGAAGCCATCTGGATGGAATACAACGGAATCACAAGAGGAGAGGATTGAAATGGGCTATTTCCAGATTCCGGTCTCATGGTATCGAGACGAAACAATGTTGGAACTCATGAGAAAGAGTCCGGCATCAATCGGCCTCTACGTGATGATGATTTCCTGGTGTTCCGACAACAGGAGCTACGGTGATATTCCATACACTGTCATCCGGTACGTTCTCGATGGCGAAGACGATGAATTACAGGCGATTATCGACGCGGGTTTCCTGACGAAGACAGACAAGGTTCGTCTTCGAGAACCCGTCTACCACATCAAGAGCTTCAGACGCTTCGACCCACGGTCAAGGGAGCCGATAAGCAAGAAGCTACGCAAGGCGGTATACGAGCGTGACCATTACCGTTGCGTCGAATGTGGAGCAACTGACCACCTGAGCTTGGACCACATCATTCCGTGGAGTCTTGGCGGCGAGGACACCATGGAGAATCTTCAAACCATGTGCCGCTCCTGCAATTCAAGGAAAGGGAACAGGTTAGATGTGGTTCAAGGTGGATGATTCCTTCTACTCGAATCCGAAGACCGCCATGCTGTCGGACGGGGCCACCGCATTGTGGCTCCGTTCAGGCTCATGGTCGGCGCAACAGCTGACTGGCGGGTTCGTTCCGGCTCGCATGGTGCCGATGTTCCGTGGCTCCAACGATTCAGTGCGAGAGCTGTGCGACGCGGGATTATGGGCCTACGACGAGCAGAAGGACGGCTACCAGTTCCACGATTGGAGCGACTACCAGCCTGACGGTGAGGAAGTGGACGCTCTGCGCAAGAAGCGTAGCGAGGCAGGAAAACGTGGAGCCAACCGTCGATGGGGCAAGCCCGAGAATGGCAAAAATGGCAAAACCGATGGCAAATGCCATGGCAAACCTATGGCAAACGCATGGCAAGACGATGGCAAGTCGATGGCAAACGTATGCCCCGTTCCCGTTCCCGTACCCGAAAAGAAAGAGAAAGAAGAACATTCTTCTTCTTTCTCCAAAGAAATCGGGATGAGTGACTTCGAGCTGGTGAGGGAGAAGGCGCACGCTAACGCCGACATCATCCGAAACTATCCGAACCTCGACCTATCGGACGCATGGAACGCATTCAATTCACGACATTACGGCGAAACACACACCGTCAACGAGTGGACGCGCCTGTGGAAAGGCTGGTGCCAACGCAGAGCCAACATGAGCGGCATACCACCGTCGAAACGACACATACACACGTGGCAGTGCGAACACGTGCTACAGGCGCTCGGACGAGACAAGGAAACCGCCACGCCAGACCAACGAGCCTGCCAGATGGCGAAACGACTCAACAAGGAGAAATCATGAAACACGACGGACATGTAACCATGTGCAGCTTGGAATGGTTGGAGCACGAGCGCCGCAAGGCATGGCAGGAAGGCTACGCCGCAGGCTGGAAAGACCAGGAATGCGACTTCCCGCAATATACAAGCGAAAACCCATACAAGGATACCTTCGAAATCGAAAAGGACGGTGAATGATGGGCGGATTGGACAAGGTCGAGAAAATTGTGATTGGCTTGCTGGTGGTATTCGTCGCCTCAATGCTCTCGCTGGCGGGAATATGCATCTACGCGTCCTGGTATGCGGGCACGCATCCCGATTATGGCATGGAGACGGTCAAGACCGGCGACGTGACATGGGTCTGTCTGACCGACCATGGCAAGACCATCGGCTGCGACACAGTGGAGGAATACAAATGAAGAAAATACTCGAAGACATGATCATCAAATGGCATCAGGCCGGATATGCGCTCGACGAGATCGCGCCGCTCGTGCCGCAAGTGCCGAAAGCGGAAGTCGCCGCGATCATCCACCAGTACGACAAGGAGACCCGACTTTGACCGACTGCCAGCACTGCGGCAAACCCGTCAGCGGCACGCTCTGCGCCAAATGCACCGCCGACTACTGGGCCATGATTTACCAGCTCGGACACATCCAGCTACCGACCCTGCGCAGCATCATGCTCCGTCAGGCGCACATCGGCACCCCGGCACACACGCCGAACAAAGGCACCGCGCCACTGCCCATCGATACCCATGCGCAGGACCTCATCGCAGACAGCGAGGCATGGTTGGCCGAACAGGCAGGCAAAATACGCGCCGCATACGCCGCATACGATTGGCGGAAAGCATGGTATGCCATCATCAGCAACCGGCACACCATCCTCAACATGAGCACAGCAGCAGACGACTACGCCGCCCTGGAACACATCATCCGACGCAACGAACGAGCATTGACCCCGGAAGACGAGCTCATAATCCTCGGCACCTGCCCAAAATGCGACAGCATGCTCACCGGCACGCCAGAAGCAGAATCGGTCACATGCCAAGGCTGCCACAGGGAATGGGCCGCGCCAGCAATCAAAGCAGCACGAGACGAAAGACTATGGCAAATGCAAATCACCGGCACACCCAGCGACGCGGCCAAGGAGCTGAAACGATACGGTTTGACCGTATCACGCAACCTCATCAGCCAATGGCTCAAACGTGGCAAACTGTCGCACGCCACGCCGACGGAACACAAGCGGCAGTACACGTTCAACCTCGGAGAACTAGCAGCCCTACTTGACTGTCACCGTTGAAATGCTATACTGTCGTATGTTCGTAGAATGGTTCAGCCAGAAAATGGTTGGACCATTATTCATATCCAGCTGCATTCGCTATAATCAACTCTGTCCGGCATGGAGCCTCGCGAAAACCCTTGGGGCCGATGCGAAAAGGACGCCGACATATGCGGCGACACCAGTCACACCGGTAGCCCATAAATGGCTGAGGCTGGTCTGGGGAACTTCGCGGGTGACGTACCCGGGACATGCCGGACACCACAGCCACGGAAGGCGGCAAGGCCACATGAGTCTCCGCAGATGCGCCTGGCACAACTGCCCACAACTCGTCAAACAAGGCACACGCTTCTGCGCCATCCACACACACGCATACGAGCGGCAGCGCGGCAGCTCGACAGCAAGAGGATACGACGCAGCACACCGCCACCTCCGCAGGGCATGGGAGGCACGACTGGCCACAGGCGAAACACACACCTGCGCCAAATGCGGACAGCCAGTCACAGCCGCAGACCAATGGGACCTCGGCCACACAGACAACAGACAAAGCTGGACAGGGCCAGAACATCGCAGCTGCAACAGGAAAGACGGCCAACACAAAGCAACCGCAAGCATCGAACACTGGACACGACACCAAGCCAAGCCACAGCAGCAACCACAGTCGCAGCCAACAGGCAAACCGCAGACACAAACACGACACGACACAAACGAACTAAACACAAGCGGACAAGCCAAACAAGCACACGCAACAAAAACAACAAAACACACACCAAACAGGAAAAAATACGATCAACCAACCCGCCAACACCCCTAGGGGGGTACCCCGAACGGCAAGGCCAAGACCGCCGGTGAGGGGACTCGCAAGTTCGCGGATAGTTCAAGATTTGACGGACTGGCCGATACCGTAATTTTTCCGGTTCGAGGATTGGAGGTCGAATGGCGACGCATGGCGGCGCACGCACACGCTCCGGTCCGATGCCGGATCCGTCCAGCGCACGGTCGGACGCGCGTGGTCTTGGCGCTGATATTCTTCCGCTTTCGTCTCGTGGCTATCATTACCGTCCGAAGGCTTTTCCGCTGTCCGAGTGGACGATTTGGGACACTTGGAAGGATGATGACGGTTTTCACAAGGAGCGCGACGAGAAGGCTACGGAGGCGTGGAATCGGCGTGAGCGTGAATTGTGGCGTGACCTGTGGCGGTTGCCGCAGGCTATCGCATGGCATATGCCGCGTTATGGATACATGTTCACGACGATTGCCCTGTATGTCCGCCAGTTCGTATTGTGCGAGTCTTCGGAGGCGAAGGCCGCTGACCGTACCGCGCTTGCACGGTATGCCGACACCATCGGTTTGACTCCGCAAGGCCTTCGTTTGAATGGTTGGGCGATTGTCGATGACGAGCCGAAGCCGAAACGCTCGGCAGAATCTTCTGACAAGATCATTCCGTTCAAGAGCGCTAAGCAGCGGTGGCTTGAGAATCAGAAAGAGGATGCGGAATGAGCGAGCAGAAAGAGCCGGTCGTTCCGAAGTCCCTTGGTTTTCTTTTTGCTGACTGGATTGCCGCGCATTGTGTCGTCCCCAACGGTTTTGACCTTGGCAAGCCGTTTGAGCTTGTGGGCTGGCAGTTGGACAATGCGATTGATTTTTATCGAGTGAAGCCCGATGCCGTGTATGATCCGGCTCGGCCTCGTCAGGCTGCGGCGTTCAAATGGCGTCGTGGACAGATCGTTGGCGGTCAGAAGCTGGGCAAGTCGCCTTTCGGTGCGGCTGTTGCTGCTTTTGAGGGTGTTGGCCCATGCGTGTTCTGTGGATGGGCGCGTGGCGGCGAGACGTTCCGCTGCTCCGACTGGGGTTGCTCGTGCGGTTTCGAATACGTGTATTCTCCGGGTGAGCCGATGGGCATGCCGCGTCGTACCGCTTTGATTCAGCTGCTCGCCACTTCGGAAGAGCAGACGGCGAACGTCTACCGTCCTTTGCAGTCGATGGTGCGCAATGGTCACCTGTCCGATTTGATGAAGGTTCGTGAAGGTTTCATCCGCCTTCCGAACGGCGGACGCATCGACCCTGTGACGGCTTCGGCGCATTCCAAGCTGGGCAATCCGGTGAACTTCGTCCTTGGTGACGAATCCGGCATCTGGACTCGACGCAGCGGCATGTTCGAGGTTGGCGACACGGTGATGCGTGGCGCTATGGCCATGGATGGCCGCATGTTGGAGTTGACGAATCCGTGGGATCCGATGGATGCCAGCTTCGGCCAGATGACCTACGAGAGCACGGCGTCGGACATTATGAAGTTCTTTCCGAAGCATGACCCCTCATTGGATTTCGCGGATCCGCAGGACAGGCGGAAGATTCTCGAATTTGTCTACTCTGGCAGTCCGTGGGTGCCGCTCGATCAGGTCGAAGCGACCGCTACCGAGTTGATGGCCCGTGATCCGGCGCAGGCTCGACGTTTCTACGGTTGTGAGATCGTGCAGGGTTTGGGCTCGTATATGCCTGAGCCGCTTTACGATGGCACGATGGTTGACCGTCAGCCACCTGAGCCGGGGACTGAGATTTGTCTTGGCTTCGATGGCTCGCAATCCGGTGACTGGACGGCATTGCGTGCGGAGACCGTGGATGGCTGGCGTTGGACGCCGACGTACGGGCCGTCAAATCGTCCGGCGTATTGGAATCCGGTTGAGTGGGAGGGTCGCATACCGCGAAGCGAGGTCGACGCCTGCGTGTCAGAAATGTTCGACAGGTACAAGGTGCAGCGCTTCTACTGCGATCCGCATCCGTGGGAGTCGCAGGTGGACGAGTGGGCATGCCGCTTTGGCGAGGACATCGTGGTGCCTTGGCCGACCAATCGCATCGGGCGCATGTATGACGCGCTCACCCGCTTCATGGAGGACACCGCCGACCACAGCACGACGCATTCCAATGATCGCATGGCTCGGTTGCACATGATGGCGGCGCGTAAGGTCGCGAAGCCAGGCGACAAGTACGTGCTCGGCAAGCCGAGCGAGAATCAGAAGATCGATATAACCATGGCCGACATCCTCGCGCACGAGGCGGCGTCCGACATGAGGGCGCTCGGCTGGAGCGCAGGCGGCTCACCGGTCATGGTGTACGGCTGGTAAGGAGGCTCTTGTGGAGCTGATACAGGCATCGAGGCTTTCCGACGATGACGCGAAGCTCATCAGGAGCCTCACCTACCGGCTTGCACGACTGCGCAAGCCTCATAGGCAGTGGGATGATTATTATCGCGGACGGCAGGTCATCCAGAGCATCGGCATCGCCGTGCCGGCTGAACTCCGTTCGTTCGTTTTTCCGCTGAATTGGCCGCGCATCGTGGTCGATAGCGTCGTGCAGCGCCAGCAGGTCAAATCCTTCTCCGTGCCGAATGACGACAAGGTGTCAAACGAGCTGCGCGAGCTTTGGGAATACAACAACATGGAATCGCAGCAGGTGCTTTTGCACACGGAGACACGCGTGCAGGGCCACGGCTTCGTATGCATCGGTGCTAACCCGAAGGACAGACGGCATCCACTGATCACCGTCGAATCATCCAGGAACATGATCGCGCGCATCGACCCGCGCACGAGAACCGTCGAATCAGCGCTCCGCGTCTATTTCGACCCTTGGGAGAACGGGACGCCGGACTACGCGACGCTGTACACGCCCGAATACACGCTCTGGCTGGAGAAACAGCACGGCAAGTGGGTCATGACCGGCCGCGACGACCACCACCTCGGCGTCGTCCCTGTTGTGCAGTTCCTCAACCGTCCGCGCGCCGGCGACTTCCTTGGCGAGAGCGAGATGGCCGACGTGGTGCGGCCGACAGACATGGCCGCACGCGCCATCCTCGACCTGCAGATCGCCATGGAAACTCACGCGGTGCCAGGCAAATGGGCGATCGGCGTCACACACAACGACTTCATCGACGCGAAGACCGGACAGCCGGCATCGGCGATAAAGACCTATTTCAACTCGATGCTCACCTCCAAGAACGCGAACGCGAAATTCGGCCAGTTCACGGCATCCGACCTGTCGAACTTCAAGACGGTCATCGACCTGCTGAGCGAGCAGATGAGCGCCATCACCGGTCTTCCGATGCGTTATTTCGGAATGAACACCGCCAATCCAGCAGCCGAGGGAGCCATCCGCGCCGACGAGCTGAGACTGGTGAAGAACGTCGAGCTGAAGAACGCCGTTGACGGCGATGCGTGGTCGCAGGTCATGGCCGTGGCGCACAAGCTCGCCACCAGCGACGACATTAACGCGAACCTGGTGCGCTGCGACTGGGAGGATCCGAACACGCCTACCTACGCTCAGCGTGCTGATGCGATCACGAAGCTCATGGCGTCCGGCATCCTTTCCCGCGAGGGGGCATGGGACGAGCTTGGCTGGAGCGAGGCCCGCAAGGACAAGGAGCGCGAGTACTTCGCCAAGCAGATCAGCGAATCCTATGGCCAATTCATGAAGGACGTGGACTATGGCGGCGACGATGGCGTGGCAGACGCTTCCACGGGAAGCGACGGCGCAGAACCGTCTGCTGCGCAGCCGAAGCAACCGGCTGGCCGCGACGGTGCTCAGACTGTGGCATAAGCACGCGCAACCAGACTTCGACACCGCCTTCGCGGACATGATGCCTGAACTTTTCCGCGTATTGGACACGGCGCAATACCACACCGCCGCCGACGCGATCGCATCGACGCCGAAAATCATGGAACGCTTCGACGTGAACGCAGCACACCCGGAATACAAGCCGGACCCATGGCAGTGGGTCGGCGTGAACGGCAACGGCATGGATACCGTGGACACGATGTGGACGGCGATTACCATCGGCAAGCGGGCCGTATCCAACGGCGCTCCGGTGGACGTGGCCATGGACCGCATAGGCGTGACCTTGGTGCTCAGGACGCGCACCATGCTGGCGGACACTCACCGGTCGTCCACAAGCATGACCGCTCGCGGCATCTGCTACCAATCCACCTACGTGCGCGGCCTGACACCGCCGAGCTGCGGAAGATGCGTCATCCTCGCCGGACAGCCATGCGGCAAGACGCCTTTCGAAAGGCATCCGCACTGCGACTGCATCGCCGTCTACACCGGTCCGAAAGCACCGGCAAACGCATGCACCAGTCCGAACGAATACCTCGACAGTCTCTCCGACGACCAGCTCGCCAAAGTCCTTGGCGGAAGGGCCAACGCCCGAGCCTACGCGGACGGAGCCGACCTCAACCAGCTGGTTAACGCCCAACGCGGCATCCGCACCGCCCAGATCGACGGGCGGAACATCAAGTACACGACTGAGGGCACCACGCGCCACGGACTCGCCGCATCACGCATGATCGACTCCGGATACGCCAAGGAATTCGTCAAGAACGGCGGCCGGTACACAAAGGTCGACAGGCCGCGTCTCATGCCCGAGACCATTTACGCACGCTGCGGCGACGATCATGAGAAGGCCTTGGGCATGCTCTACAAGTACGGCTGGATCCTCTAGCCGAAATCGAATTTTTCACCGGCATCGCGATGGTGTCGGCGCCGGCACGCGATGTGACGGCCAAGGAAACCACAAGGAGAAAACACAATGCATAGGAAATGGTGGAATCTCATCCGCATCCGCACCATCGAGACCGGTGCCGAACCGGGCGGCGGAGAGCCGCCGCAGCCGGAGCCGCCGCAATCCGACCCACAGGCGAATACCGGCGGCGAAGGCGACGAGAAGCTCGGCGAACACGGCATGACCGCGCTCAAGAACGAGCGCCGGGCCAACAAGTCGCTGCGCGAACAGCTCGCCGCCGCGAACGCCAGAATCAAAGAGTTCGAGGATCGCGACAAGACCGACGCGGAAAAGGCCAGCGAGAGGATCGCCAGCCTGGAGAAGTCCAACACCGGCAATGCCGCGAAGGCACTGCGATACGAGGTCGCCGTCGACAAGCAATTGCCGAAGGTCTTGGCGGAACGTCTGCAGGGATCCACTCGCGAGGAGCTGGAAGCCGATGCGGACAGCCTGCTGAAGCTCGTCAGCGTGCAGAACAAGCCGAACGTCAAGCCCGACCCGAGCCAGGGCAGGGGCGGCGACCCGAAGCCGCACAGTCTCTCCGAAGCCATTTCCGCATATTACAAGTAACCGATTCCTTAGGAAGGAGACAACCTTATGGCTGTCACTCTCGCAGAGGCGAAGAACAACGCCCTCGAAGACTACGACCCTTTCGTCATCGACGAATTTCGAAAGTCTAGCGTCATCCTCGATTCCCTCATCTTCGATGATGCCGTGAACCCCGCAGGAGGCGGCGCGACGCTCGACTACTCCTACCGTCGGCAGGAGACCCAGCCCACCGCCGAATTCCGCGCCATCAACACGGAATACTCGCCGAGCACCACCACGACCAAGAAGTACAGCACCACACTCGCCGTGCTCGGCGGCGCCTTCGAGATCGACCGAATCCTCGCGAACGTCGGCCCGAAGGGATCCGACGAGGTGACACGCAACATCAACGAGAAGGTGAAGGCCGCGATAACCCTGTTCCAGGATACCGTGATCAACGGCGACGTTGGCGTGAACGATAAGGCCTTCGACGGCCTGGACAAGGCGCTCACCGGCTCAAGCACCGAGATGAAGCCCACCTCCGGCACCTACGACTGGACCGACCTCGAAGGAGAGAAGGGCAACAAGGCCATCGACACGCTCGACGAGTTCCTCGACCTGCTTGACGGCACGCCGACCATCGTGGTCGGCAACAAGAAGGCCCTTGCCCGCGTCCGTGCCATGGTGCGCCGCACCAGCATGTACGTGCGCGAGCCGATCGATGGTCTCGCCAACGCGAACGGCCGTCCGATCAGCCGCGAATCCTATGGCGGCATCCTCTTCGCCGACGCCGGAGAGAAGGCCGGCAGCAACGATCCGATCATCCCCATCGCCACCGACGGCACCACCAGCCTGTACGCGTACCGCGTCGGCTTGGACGGCTTCTGCGGCATCACCACCACCGACGGCACCCTCGTGAAGACCTGGCTGCCTGACTTCACCCAGCCGGGCGCAGTGCATCGCGGCGAGGTCGAGCTTGGTCCGGTCGGCGTCGCATTGAAGGCCACCAAGGCCGCTGGCGTGCTCCGTAAGATCAAGGTCAGGTGATCATGATGTGGCGAATCGAAGCTCCGAATAATGAGTACAACGGCGTCACCGCCGGCGTGACCTTCGTCGGTGGCGTCGGTGAGACCGATGTGGATCCGTCCGACTATTTCCAGCGTCACGGCTACACAGTGGCCGAGGTGCAGGCCGACGAACCGAGCACGGTCGCCGACGCCGCGAAGCCGAAGAAGAAGACCAGTGAGAAGGATGGTGAATGATGAAGGAGACCAAGAACGGACGCCGCGAGAACGTGATCCCGGCAAGCGCGGTGTATGTGCCGCAGCCGGGCGGCGCAGCTAAGCCGCTCGATACGGTGCTGTCCGGCATGCCCGCCAAGCAGGCTGCTGCAGTGGGGAACGCCACCACAGGTCAGGAGATGGCCACCATCAACGCTTTGCTGGCCAGCCTGCGCAACGCCGGTATCATCGCGAAGTGATTCCATGACCTGGGCGCAAATCGACGATGTCGCGGTCGAACTCGGCCGCGACATCGCCTCCGACAGCACCGAAGGCAGGCAGATCGGGAAATGGCTCCGCCGCGCCGAAATGATGATCCGCAACCGCATCCCAGTGCTGGACGAATGGTGCATGGACGAGAGATATCAGGAGACCGTCATCGAGGTGGAATCCGCCGCCGTCGCACGCAAGGCGCTCAACCCGGAGGGCGTGAGCAGCACCATGCTGCAGATCGACGACGGTAACATGCAGACCAGCATCGACAGCTCGCGCAGTCGCGGCGAGATCTCCATCCTCGACGAGGAATGGGACATGCTGCTGAAACGTGTCAGCAGCGATCTCGCTACGGCGGTCATCGCTCCGGAACCCGTGGTCATCCCGCTGCCGCACTACCCCTACGACTACTGAGGAGGTTGACATGCCAAGCATGGCACCTCTCATCGGAGCCCTGCCGAAACTACGCCAGATGGCCGAAAGCCTCATGACCGACCAGTGCGTTGTCACCCGCCCCGGAGACACCACAACGGATTCGGACACGGGACTGCCGAACACCGGCAAGGAGAAGGTGTACGAAGGCAGCTGCAAGGTGCAGACCAGCGGCGGCCTCGCCAGCGAGCAGACCGAAGGCAGCGCGGACCAAGCCATGGGCGCCGTCTCGTTGGTCTGGTCTTTGTACGTGCATTTTCCATATGGCACTCCAGGCCTTCGCGCCGGTGACGTGGTGGAAGTCACGGAATCCGCCAACCCGCTGCTCAAAGGCAGACGGCTCCGTCTCGTCTCCCCGCAATCGGAGAAGACGCACGCCACCGCCTGCCGTTGGAATGTGAAGGAGGACTCATGAGTGGAATGTTCGACGCTTCGCAGTTGACGGCCTTCGGTGACGTGCTGCTCGCCAGGGGAGTGGCTCGCCGCGCCTTGATCTCCGCTTCGGTGAAGAAGGGTGCGCAGAACGTCAAGAACTCGATTCGCGACGACCTGAACGGTTCCGGCAATGCCGCATTCAGGCGTATCCCGATCACCTACACGGTGAGCGAGACGCCTGGACGCATCACCGCCGAGATCGGCCCCACCAAGGGCGGAGCGGGTTCGCTCGCGAACATCGCGTTCTTCGGCACCGCGAGGGGCGGTGGAACGCACCGATTCTACGAGCATGGTGAGGAAGAATTGCCGAAGCTTGCGGAATACGTGGCGCGTGCCGCCGTGGAGGTGGTCTGAATGACGTCGATCATGACGTTGACCGACACGATTCTCGACCATATTCCGAAGCCGGCGGCTGGCTGGGCCGTGTACCGGCAGACGGCGCCTAAGCCTACGGAGAAGCCGCCGTGGGTGATTGAGACGGTCACGACCAACGGTCATATCGTCGGCGAAACGCAGCATGTGCATTGCGGCATCGGCACTTTGACGGTGCGCATCGTGAGCACCACGGCCGATTCCGTCAACGTGCTGGCCGATGACCTCATGATTCCAGGGCTTGCCGGCAAACGGTTCATCGCGCAGGGTTTCGACACCGGCTGTCTGACGTTATTCTCCGACTCCGGCGCTTACGCGTCCGGACTTACCGCAGAGGACACGGCGCTGCTTTACCAGTGCCGTCTTCTGACTTTCAAATTCAACTGGTCACGCATGTGACCACAAATATTTAAGGAGGAGTCATGGTTTTGACTCTGGGAACCGAAGTTCCTTCCACACCGGCGGACGGTCTGGTCAACACGATCTGGGTGCCGTCCATCAAAAACATCCAGAAGCCGACCGCCGCCGAGATCAACGCTGGAACCGACCTGTCCAACTACGTCACCTTAGGCGGGTGGAGCTGCACTCCGTCGCAGGAGTCCATCTCCGACCAGCGCGAGAACAGTGCGCAGGATTACGAGAACCCCGGACGCAAGAAGATCAGCGGTCCAAACGTCGAGGTCATCGACAACACCAACACTTCGCATTCCACGCAGAACGCGGCCATGGAAACTTTGATCGAGGGTGCGGAAGGCTACTTCGTGCGACGCTACGGCAAGCAGACGGATAAGACTTTTACCGCCGGCGACATTGTGAACGTGTACGCGGTCCGCATCGGCATGAGCGCCAAGATGGCGATCGCCGCGAACAGCGTGCTGCGCAGCAAGGTCAATTTCTCCGTCCGCACTCCCGGCTGGGCGGAGAACGTGAAGGTCGCCTGATTGATTCTTCCCGCATCGGACTTTCGTCCCTTTCGCCGGTGCGGGACCCTCTTTTCTCTTTTCCGGCAAAGGAACATGAATATTAGAGCGAAGGAACAACAATGCTTAAAGTCACCAGGCGCACGCGCGAGGTCGATATCATCCTCAACCAGCAGACCGCCGAGGACATCGCCAGATTGGGTGATGCGTTGGCAGAAGAGACCACGCGCGAACAAATCACGGAGGCTGGGACGAACCGGCAGGCGAAGGCCACCGCGCGGCGTATTGAAGAGCTGCGCGAACAGGCGGATGCGGAGACATTGAAGCTCACGTTGCGAGCATTGCCGGTAAGCAAGTGGGCGCAGGCATTGGCCGCGCACCGCAATGACAACGGCACGAACGACATGTTCGGCACCGCCGCCGCGGCATTGCCGCTCATGCTTGATTCCGCGACCATCGGCGGCAAGCCACTGGCCGACGAGGACAAGACCGAACAGTCGTGGCGCAATCTGTTCGACGAACTCACCGATGGCCAGTTCACTCCGATCTGGCAGGCCATCGCCGAACTGAACGGCACAGCAGCGGACCCAAAAGCGGCATTCGACCTCGCCTCGCAGGTTCTCCGCAACTAGTCGAGGACCTTAAGATCTGCCGCCAGCTCGGCATCAGCTATAAGCGTTTCATGGGCTGGCGCCCGAGTGAGGGCGATGAGGTCGAATGGGATGAGACGGAACGTAATTGGATGCGCTCGTTGGCTGAATACGAACGGTCATTATGCCCCTTGTGCGGTTTGCCTCGCTCGATCTGCCAAGACCCGAAGGCCGAACTGACCATGCATGCCGAAACCAGCGTCTGCTGGGCCACTGCGCACATGCAGCAGGCCATGAAACGTTGGACTGATGCGAATGGCAGGGACAATCCGGCCGCGAACGCCTTGGTGGCGCATTTGACCTGATTTTGGAGGATGCTTTGGCGGAGAACAAGAACATCGTCATCCGGTTGATGGCGGACACAGCCTCATATGAGGCGGCGATGACCCGCGCCGGAAGCACCGCGAAGACGGTTGCTTCGGGCATGGAGAACACCGGACGCAAGTCCGCGCTTATCGCCAGCGGCATGACCGCCGCAGGGCTGGCCGTGGCCGCTTTCGGCGTGGCCGCAGTCAAGATGGCCGCAGACTTCGACCAGCAGATGAGCACCGTCCAGGCGAACACCGGCGCGACCAGCGCCCAAATGGACCAGCTGCGTGCCGCCGCCATCGAAGCCGGAGCTTCCACGGTTTATTCCGCTACGGATTCCGCTGATGCGATCAACGATCTCGGCAAGGCCGGCATGAGCGTCACGGATATTCTCACCGGCGGCTTGTCTGGCGCTTTGAATCTGGCCGCGTCCGATGGAATGGCCGTGGGGGATGCAGCCGAATACATGGCCAACGCGTTGAGCATGTTCCACCTGAAGGGGTCTCAGGCTTCCCAAGTGGCCGATACTTTGGCGGCTGGCGCAGGCAAGGCCGTCGGCAATGTCTCCGATTTCGGCGAGGCATTGAACAATTGCGGAGCGCAGGCGAACAGTTTCGGCATGAACGTGCAGGAGACCACCGGCGTACTGGCCCTGTTCGCGCAGAACGGCACCATCGGCGCCGAGGCCGGCACCCAGCTGAACAGCATGCTCATGAAACTGGCCGCACCGTCCGCCGAAGCCGCTAATACGATGAAGGAACTCGGCATCAGCGCCTACGACGCTCAAGGCCATTTCGTCGGCATGGCGAACTTCGCCGGCCAATTGCAGAAGGCCGAAAAGAACCTGACCGACGAGCAGCGCAACCAGGCGAACGCGACCATCTTCGGCAGCTACGCCATCAAAGCCGCGAATTATCTTTACGAGGCGGGCGAGTCCGGTGTCAACAAGTGGACGAAGGCCGTATCCGAAAGCGGTTACGCCGCCGAGCAGGCTGCCGCGAAGAACAACAATCTTAAGGGCGACTTAGAGAATCTAAGCGGTTCGATGGAATCCTTGATGATTTCCGTGGGTGAGGGCGCTCAGGGGCCTTTGCGCAAGATGGTGCAGGGGTTGGATACGCTGGTTGACGCGTTCGCCGGTTTGCCGTCAGGCGCGCAGCAGACGCTCGTGGTCATGGCATCATTGGCCGGCGTGTTCGGAGCCGTGCACAAGGCCGCAGGCAATCTCAACGGCAGCACCAGCACGATGGCCAACAACATCGGTCTGGCCATCGACCCGATCCAACGCGTCAAGACCGCTTTGGCTTCCGCGCAGACCGCTTTCCAGATGTTCCGCGCGAGCGGTCAGAGCGCGCAGGAGCAATTGGAGACGTTCGGCACGAGCGCCAGCAAGGCGCAGTTGAAGACGGCTGGTTTCAAGGCGGTCGGCAGCAGTGTCATGAGCCTGCTCGGCGGGCCGTGGGGCATCGCGCTGACCGTGGCCGGGGCCGCACTGAGCGCCTTCATTAGCCGCCAGCAGAAGGCCAAGGAAGCCACGGAGCAATTGCAGTCGGCTCTGGAATCCGGCAGCAGCATCAGCGAAACAATCGCAGCCTCGTATCAGAAGATGAATTTCGCCGGCGCGGACATGACGCACTGGATGGGCGAGGCGAAAATCAGCCTGACCGACATGACCAGCGCCGCCATGGGCAACAAGGCCGCGACCGATAAGGTCAACGCCGCGCTGAAGGAATACGGCAAACAGGGCCATTCGCAGATGGCCGTGGCCCAGAAGATGCGCGACAGCATCAAGGACGAGGCCAAGGCATATCAGGAAGCCAAGGAGCAGACCAAGCAGAAGGCGAAGGCGTCCAAGGACGCCGTGGACGCTGACGGCAAGTCCGCATCGGCAGCGAAGGAAGCTGCCAGCGCGAACAAAGAGCTTGGCTCTTCCGCTTCGGATGCGTCAAGCCAAATCGATGATCTTGTCCAGGCGTTGTTTGGTTTGGAGTCGGGCAATCTGACTGCAGACCAGGCGGTCGACCAGCTGAATCAGAAGATCGGTGAACTGTCAAAAACATGCGAGGACAACGGCATCGTCTTCGACCAGTCCGGCAATCTGCTTGACCGTTTTTCCGAGGAGGGCACGAAGACCAAGCAGGCCTTGGAGGACATCGCCAGCAGCGCCCAGAATGCTGCGGAGAAGATTCTCAAGCAGGGCGAGAGCACCGGTTTCAGCAGCGGCGAGATCGAGCGTGCGAACGGCGTGCTGCAGGACGCGCGTGACGCGATCATCCGACAGGCCGAAGCCTCGGGCATGAGCGAACAGGCCGCTAACGCCTTGGCCGACCGTTGGGGACTGAGCTCCGACAGCATCAAGGCTTCCATCGACAATATCAGGATGACCGCCGACAACAACAAGGCGAAGCTTGACGTTGACGATTCCAAGGCCAAGTCGAAGACCAAAGGCGCGGAAACCAACCTTGACAAATTCAGCAAGAAGATAGCGAAGGCCAAGCTCGACGCCGACGACAAGAAGGCCACGGCCAGCGCCAAGAAGGCGCAGAAGATGATGGACGACTTCAATAGGAAGCACGTCAACGCCACCATCGACGCGATCGACAAGGCATCCAAGAAGGCGAACGCCGCCTCCAAGAACATCGGAAAGCTCAACGGAAAGAAAGCCACAGCCAGACTCGACGCGAAGGACAACGCCTCGCCGAAGGTAGACAAGGCCAACGCGAAGAAACTGTCAAACAAGCGCAACACCTTGGATTCCACCGACAGGGCAACGCCGAAGGCGAACGCCGCGAACGCGAAGAGGCTCAACAACAAGAAGAACACCCTCGATTCGACCGACAAGGCCGGACCGAAGGTCGACGCTGTCAACCGCAAGAAGCTGAACGACAAGAAGAGCACCGCATCGGTCAACGACCAGGCGACTCCGGTGCTCCGCTCCATCAACAACTTCAAGATCGCGGACAAGAGCTTCACCGTCACGGAAAAGACGAAGAAGGAGGGTGGCTACACCGGTGGAATGTTCGCCGATGGCCACTTCCAGCAGTTCGCAGGCGGCGGCATGTTTTCCGGCTACGTGGATCCGGCGTGGGCGCCTGGCAACGGGTTGAGCGACAGCGTGTATCTGCTCAACGCTCGTCTTACAGCGGGCGAGTTCACGCACAATGCTGCGGCCACGGCTTATTACGGCGTCGATAACATGCGCCTGCTGAACGAGCGGAAGATTCCACGCGAAGTGTTTGCCACAGCCAATCAGATGACAGGCAATCAGGTCAGCGTACAGGTTGATACCGCTTCCGTGGTGGCGGCGATAACCAGCCTGCACAATGATCTTGGCGCGATTATCAGTGCCGCGTCCGATGATTCGACGGTCAGCGACCGTGACTTGGGGAGGTTGATCCGCAGATATGCGCGAACTTGAATACACGTCGCATGATGGCACGGTCATCGACCTCAACGCCGATGATCTGTGGGTGGCTGACCTGCAGGAAATGCGCGGATACGCATGGACGTACACGCTGGCCACCCGCGGCATCAAATCGGTGAGCAGAAACGCTTCGACGGCGAAAATGACCGTCCGCACCAAAACGCCAGCCGCATTGGATGCCGCTCAGACGGCTTTCGATTCGGACGTGCAGGCCGTTACGCCAGGCATGTTGACCGTCGATGGCGAATGGTTCCAGCGGGCGTATGTCGTCGGTTCTTCGCTCGGTCTGGTGCCATGGCCGGAATACGCGCAAGTCGATTACACGATTGTCCTTTGCGATGGCGTTTGGCGTCGCGCGCTGCCGGTGCAGCATTTCTTTCCGATGACGACAGGCACCGGCTCGCAGATTGACCTTCCACTGGACTTGCCGACCGATTTGGCCCCGTCGAAAATCGCCTTGACGGTCAATAATCCGACAGGCAAGGCCGCTGAGTTCACTGCGGTCATTTTCGGCCCTTGCGTCAACCCGTCTTTCCAGATTGGCGGCAACACTTACGCGGTTGATGTGACAGTGCCGGAAGGCGGTCATATGTCACTGTCGGCCACTGGATTGCGGAAGACGATAACGCTGACAGCCGAAAACGGCGACGTTTCGGATGTTTTCGACAAGGGCGTTCGTGGCAACGGCAGCGGAAGCGGCTCATATGTTTTCGAGCCGATACCTGCCGGAGAATCTCTCTTGACGGTTTCCGGCAATTTTGGCATCGACTTGACCATGTTTGACGTTTCTGGAGGTGTGCCATGGCGGACGTTATCATCGCAGACGGCAAGCTGACGCCACGTGCGAGCATATCGCAGGTGACGTTGGATTGGGCTTGCGGCACCGATGAAAACGACTTCGAACTGACCATCGAAGATCCGGATGCGCCGGAAATCGAACATGGCTGGTATTTCTGGCTTGACGGCAGTGACGTGGGCGGCCGGATCATCGACCGTCGTGTAACTGTTTCCGGTGGCGTGTCCACGGCCACGTGGATCGGCCAATCGTGGACTGGCATGTTGGCGGCGAAGATATTGCAGCCGGACGCGAATCAGGATTACCTGACCGTCTCCGGCAAGCTGCCTGACATCCTCAAAAACCTTTTGAAGCGCATCGGTTTGGATACGGTTTTCACTGTCGATTCCTCCGATGCTTCCACTTTGTCGAATTGGATGTTCCAGAATCCACGTTATGTGGACGCCTACACCGGCTTGCGCACATTGCTTGCATCATGTGGCCGCAGGCTTGATTTCAAAGCGTCCGGCAACAAGATCCTGCTTGGCATCGTGCCGGTGCAGACCATCACGAACACGATCGATTCTGACTTGGTGGATTTCAAGGCCGAGACCAACCGTCGCGCGGTGAATCATCTCATCGGCCTTGGCTCGCAGGAGCTCAAGAACCGTCTGGTGGTTAATTATTTCGCGGATGCAACCGGCGTGGTGAGTCAGACGCAGACGCTCGTAGGCGCCGATGAGGTATGCGCCACATACGACTATTCCAACGCGGATTTGGGCACGCTGCAATCCGAGACGAAGAAGCATCTGCAGGAATTGCAGACCGGTGGTTCGGTCGAAGTGACGTTGTCCGATGAGGTCGGCGACGGTCTGCGCGTGGATGACAAGATTGTTGCGACGGATCAGGCTTCCGGCGTCAACGTCACCGCCGTGGTGACGAAGCGAATCGTGAAAATCGATTCCGGGATTTTGACTTCGACGTTCGAGGTCGGACTGCCGGTGCAGTCGGCGAACGCGAACTATTCCGGTTCTCCCTCTTCCTCTTCGTCTTCCAGTGGTTCGGCTGGCGGCGGCGCGTCTTTGACAGCTGGCCGTGGCCTATCAATTTCAGGCAGCACGATCAACGCGGAAGTCGCTTCCGAGGATTTGGAATCCGTCAGGCAGGTCGCCGAGTCTGCGAACAAGACGGCTTCCGGTTTCGCGGCGCAGATCGGCAAGGCGAATCAGACCGCCGAGGATGCGAAGAACGTCGCCGATGCGGCCAAGACCGTGGCCGACAATGCCAAGTCGGGCATGATGACCGATGACGAGCGGTCGAAGCTCGCTTCGGTCGAACGGGGCGCGAACGCCTACGCGTTGCCGAAGGCGTCCACGGACGTGCTTGGTGGCGTAAGGGTGGACGGTTCCACGATCGTGAGCGTTGACGGTGTCATCAGCGCGCATGTCGGCGACGGCGCTTCCGGGAGGGTCGTGTTCCCAATCGGATACGTGGTCCAGAACACGACTGGTGTTGACCCTTCCGTGGATTTCGGCGGCACGTGGAGGCAGTTGCCTTCGCTTGGCTGTTTTACGTTTGAAAGGATTGGATAGTGAAGTCTGACGGTTACTCGAAGTATGTATGCGACAAGTGCGGCAAGACCGCTTATGTCGCCGCTGGCGATACTGAGGCGCGTGAATGGTTCACCGTGCGCCGCTATTCGGCTGGCAAGGCGACCCGCATCGCGGATGATGTGGCACCTGACATTTACGAATTGTGTTCCCAATGCAATGCGTCTTTCATGGCGTTCATGCAGAAGGATGACGAATCGTTTGAAGCATGGTTGAAGGAGGTTGGACAGTGACCATCGAACTGGTTGACGGCAAGGCCGGAGTTGCACACATCTCAAGCGAGGACAAGGCGATCATCCATCAGGCCAAGTTCTCGAAGTCAGACGTGGTGTACGACTGGGGCGATTCGTTCAAATGCTCGATGAGTTCGTCCAACAGGGCGACGATCGGCACCGGCTGCGCGTCGATTCAAGGCTTGGACTGGCATATCACGGCGGCGGAATCGGTGACGATCTCCAACGGGTCGCAGGGCATGAAACGCAATGACATCATCTGCGCACACTACCATCGAGATTCCAAGACCGGTAATGAGAATGTGGCATTGACCGTGTTGAAGGGTACGCCGAACGCGACTGCCGCCGCCGACCCGACCATTCCGTCAGGGAAGATATTGTCCGGTGCGGTTGACGCGTACATGCCGTTGTGGCGTATCCCGCTTGACGGCATCACGGTCGGCACGCCGGTACGCCTGTTCACGCCGAGGGGGGCTTTGTGGGATTCCGTAACCCAGATGGATGACTGGGTCGTAGTCGCGCGCCCTAGAGGCTATGACGCCTACTCCGTCGCAAGCATGGTTTTCAAACCGAATACGAACACGTCAATAGACATCAAGCTGCCGATCGAAGCGGCAAACTGGGATTCATACTCCGTCGAATTACAGTTGATGAACGACGCTAAAAACAAAGTGCCGTCGTTCAACAACATCTCGATGATCACGAACAGTCATTCGGCAAAAGGATTTCAGCTTGTCGCATGGAACGCCAGCGGCACGTCGCTGAGCTATCGCATCGCCGTGACTGTCCACGTCTTCGACGCGAAGCAATAGTTTTCCGTAACCCAGCTATGCCAACTGCAATGGCAGGATACCGCATCGTTCGTTCCGGCTTCTTATGGCGCTTCGAACACCATCACGGTCAAAGACGGGCTGATTTTCGTGGACCTGTCTTCGTTCCGAAGCACCGTGAAAGTCGGCGATTACCCTGTCTGGCTGTTCAAAGCGGGCGTGAAGCCATCCAAAACGGTCGGTCTTGGGTGCGTCGCGAACGTGAACGGCACCACGTACAGCAAACAGGCGAGGTGGAACGCTGACGGGTCGGTGACGATTATCGGAGGCGTGAACTCGTCCGATATCGTCCAATGCTTTTCGAAGACCATTCCGGTGCCAGATGGCGTGGAATTCGTCTAGTCCGCAATCCAGCAACCATGCGATGTGGAATATGCATAATTGGGATTCCGCAACCACAGACGCTTATCACCTTACGGCGGTAGCCAGAACGGCGGCTTTTTGCCACAACGATGACCTCTATATCGTTGTCTAGACGGTCGCAACTGGAAACGATACGCTGCCGGCATGCCATGTGTTTGCGAGAATGATCGCATCATACGATGTGCGGAAGGAAACCGTGTTTCCCACGACGTACAGAAAACGATTCTGCATCCGGTCTTCAGGGGAATTGTCTACGAACATGTTGAAGCTTTCGCCGCCGGACCGCACGTCCATGCGTGCCAAAGTCACCCCAGTCCACGCCTTATTGCTGAAAGTCCCTTTGTTGACCCACCGGCAGTAGATGGTCGCCAAGCCATTGACGACGCATCCACTGATTGTGAATTCCGGGTCGGGGGTCAGTTTCGTGAAATGAATCGGGGTTACGGAATGCTATTTCACCGGCCAGCAGCCGCAGACGCGGAAATAATATCCGCTGCTCATGCTGCCGCTGATCGTGACCTTGCCGCCAGAGTCGAATGACAAGGCTCCATGCTGCCCGTTCACACCTTCCAGCAGTATCGTGCCTTCACCCTCCGGCAGGAAACCGGCCTCCATCGTCTCATTCACGATCTGGCCGTTGGAATTGATGTTGTGCGTGAAGGACGTGTTGCCAAAAGCGAACGCCATCATGCCGACCTTGGCGATATGTACCGTCATGCCGTAAGGCCCATGCCAAATCTGCCGTTCGAGGGTTACGGAAAACTATCCTCATGGGATCGGATAGCAGAGTGAGCCGACGCAACCCTGATTGCTACCCGCGGCTCCCATGTTCGCGCATCTGATGGTTCCGTTCGGATTGACGACGATCATTCTCGCCGTCTGCCCGTTCGATACGCACACCATCGCATTGACTTCGACCGGAGGGCGCAGTTCGACGGGCAGCACGTATTCGCATTGCACTGAATCCCAACTGCCATTACCGATATTGCCGGAGTATTTGACGAGCATCATCATGCCGGTGCGGATGACCGTGAAGCCCTTCGCGTTGTACAGGGTTACGGAAAACTATTCCGTCATCCAACAGCCGTGCGCCGTGGAGTAGGCGGATTTCGGGTCGCCCAGCATTTGCACCTTCCCATCACGCATGACAAGCAGGCTGAAACCGCAGGACGGGAACGCGATGATGCTCATGTCGGCGAGCGGACGAAACGCTTCTGGGATGGTCTCAACCGCCGTCGAGTAGTTCTGCTGTCCACTGCCGGTGAACTTGACGTTGCCGTTGATCGTGACGACGCGTCCGACGCGACACAGAGTGAGGCTGTCGTTCGTATACGGCGGCTTCCATCGCTGGGTTACGGAATGCTATCAGCAGGTCAATATGAGTTTCTGCCATGCTTTCTGCATGTCCTTGAGGACGCTCAGATCAGGCTTCAAATAATATCTGGCGGTGGTTTGGATGTCGGAATGCCCGAGCTGGCGTGCGACCACACTGATGTCGGTTCCGGCTTTGATCGCCAACGTGCCGAACGTGTGGCGGAGGTTGCGTGGCGGCACGCAGGGGAGTTTCATGCGCTTGCACCAACTGCGGTAGTGGTTTGCCACTTGGTTCGCGTTCAGACTGCCGACCAGTCGTCCGGCTTTCGTGCCGTGACGTAGTTCCGCCAATCGTTTGACCGCGAACCGTGGCAATGCGACGGTTCGTCGGCTCAGATCGGTCTTCGGTTCGGTGACGGTCTCATGGCCCGCCACCCACTGCACCGACCTTTTCACGGTGACGGTGCCGCGACGCAAATCCAAGTCGGCCCATTCCACGCCGACCGACTCGCAGCGGCGCAATCCGGCGCACACGGACACCAATAGCCACGCTTCCAATGGATGCCCGTAGAAGCCTTTCAACAGGCGTCGGACTTCCGACGCTGACAGTACTTGCGGCTCATAGTGTCGTAGGTGCGGCAGGCGTATCTCGCGTCTGGTCACGTCATTGTCGGCCAAACCGCGTTTGAACGCGAGGCGCAGTATCGCGCGGAACACCGCGTAGGCCTTGCGTGCCGCTCCCGGCTTGTCGAAGGAGTCCAACCATGATTCGATGTCCGCCACGCTGATCGCGTCCATGTCCCTTCCGCTCCATTGCGGGAGGATATGGCAATTCAGGGCGCTTTCGTAGCCTACTTTGGTGCATTCGCGGAGTTTCGCACATGAGGGTTTCCAAACGGTGGTCACGAATGTGTCGAAAAGCATTGGTTCCTTTCCAATTCTGTTGAATAATCCCACACATCGTCGTGTTGCCGTTGGATGGGCGCGTGTGTGGGTTTTCCCATTGTTCCATATCCCTGTTTTTTAGGAGGATATTTTGACTCAGATCAAATTCGATTTCGGACATCCAAGCGCCGATGGCATAGCGGACTTGGGCGGCGAGAGGATTCATGTGGTCCCGACCGAACGGTTCAGGAACGGCAGTCGTATCGTCGTACGCGACTCGTTCGAGGTGCGTCTGGACGAGCACGGTACCGCGACCGTCACCGTTCCGCCGACCGATGACACGTTCGCATATGAGGTGACTGTCGGAGAGAGTGAGGATACATGGCGTTTCGTCCGATGCGTCCAAGTGCCGGACTCGACTTCGGTTTTGAATTTCTCCGATCTGGTCGAAGTCGATTCGACCACGCTCACACCGCTGCAGACCGGCAATCCGTTGGCCGACATCGACCAGTCCGATGTGGATTGGGCTGTGTCCGCGATCAATGCCTGAGTTTTTAGAGGAGGTTTGTTTTGGCTAATCCCGATAAGTTTTTGCGTCTGCGTGATTACGCCCGTTTGGAGCGCGCGCAGAAGGATGGTGTCGTGGACGGCACCAAGTTCGCCTACGACAGTGCGAAACATGTCGTGTCGAACGTGCGCGAGTATTTCGACGCGCATCGTGATGGGCGCACGTATGGCGTGCGTTTCCCGCTCTATAGCTTCTCCAATTCGCCGGACGGCGTGAAGGTCGGCGACAATGCCGGTCTGACCGTCGTGCCAAGCTCGAATTATCGTGCCGGACGTGATGATTACGCTGGTTTGAGCGCGTTCCGCGTGTTCGACGCTAACGTTGTGGTGGCCGATGATGGCACGCCGGTCGTGAAGGCCATCAAGGGTTTGGCTGGCAATTACGCGAAGGACGGGTCCAACGGCGACGTGTTCGTCATCACCGCTCCAGGCTTCTATCGGCTCGAGTTCGACACGAACCATTGCACCATCTGGTATTCGGACACGCAGTACGACGGCTATTCGCCGATGCCGGGCGCGCTGCTGCCGGACGGGTCTCTCCGCCCGTGCATGGCGTACGCGAAATACCCGCTGTCCAATTACGGCGGCAAGGCCTCGTCCGTCTCGGGCCAGATTCCAGCCTCCATGAGCGAACAAGGCTCCGTGGCCGTAACCACCAGCAAAGGCAAGGGCTACAGCGGAAAGACTTCAGCCGACACGTTCTACACGCAGCTCATGCACATGCTCAAATACGCGGCCAAGGACATCGAACGCTACTTGGGCGGTGACTTCAACGGTTCCGCTCAGGTCAACGTCAGCAAGGCCGAAACCAACGTCACACGCGCGCTGGTCAAGGCCACTGACGCGGCAAGCATCGACCTCGGCTCCTACGTGAGCGTCGGCACCGGCACCGACCGTGGAGACAATAAGACCGGCGAGGCGGCGGCATACCGCAAGGTCATCTCCAAGACCGTCGTGGACTCGGCAACCACCGCGATCAACGTGTCCGGCGCGGCCTTCACGACCACGACGGCCATGCATGTCACCCAGATGCCGTACCTGACCGGTTCGACGGATGGCGTGCTCGGCAACGACGGCATCCCCCGCGAGGACGTGTCCAAGACCCATCAGCCGATCAAGTTGCAGGGCATCGAACTGTTCGCCGGACTCTACGAGACCGAGGGCGACATCATCCTGAAGAACGTGAAGGATTCGGGCACTTCCGGCCATACCGAAGTGTGGAAGGTGTTCGACACCACCAAGGCGAGCGGCACCGCCATCACCGCCGACTACGTGCATGTGGGCGACTATCCAGCCGTCAACGACAAGACCGACAACCAGTGGCAGTGGCAGACCGACTTCACTGAAAAGCACGGATTCCTGCTGCCCATCGGTGTCGGCGCGACAAGCACCAGCGGTCTGACCGACGCGCTGATCATCAACCCGATCTCCGCTCCGGGACTGCATGAGTTGCGGCGCGGTGGCGGTCTCGGGGATGGCTCGCGCTGCGGGTTGTTCGGCGCGAGCGGCGGGAGCGATCTGTCGGGCGCTTGGTGGAACTTCGGCGGTCGCCTATCCGTTCTTGGCCGCACGCACGCCTAGTGCGGGCGGTTGGGGGTGAGCGCCAGCGAGGGGGCGAAAGCCCCCTTATCACCCTCGTATGACTCTTGATAATATTTCGGGGATTCGTGACGGTTTCGCCGGGTTCCTCCTGCTTTTGCAGCGCGGTGGCAATCTCAGGGATGGCTCGCACTGCGGGTTGTTCAGCACGAACGGCAGGAACGATCTGTCGGGCGCTTGGTGGAACTACGGCGGTCGCACATAAGGGTTAACCATTTTCCGTCACGACTACCCTCCGCTTTCGGGGATATGCGAGAGGGCAAGCCTCGGCCATGCCGAAAATCGAATCAAGCACGCGACCGGTAGGCCACATGGCCGAACGCCGCCAACATTCCCCTTATAGCTTTTATGAAAACATATTGCAAACACAGTCGCATCACCGAACCAGCGTTCGTGCGCGACTGCATCGAACTGTTCCTCAAAGGCAAACGCTCCCGCAGGGACGTGAACGAATTCCTCAGCCGCCAGTCCGACTTGGATTCGCTTTCACGGCAGATAGCAGACGAGATAGGACACGGCGAATACAGGTTCGCGCCCATCCGCTACTTCCGCCGTGTGGAACCGATCTCAGGAAAGATACGCATCATCGGACGCGAAAGCATCCGCCATCAGATCTACGATTACGTCTGCGGCACGGCGTTGATGCCATTGTTCCGCGCGAAGGTCGGCAGATGGCAGACGGCGAGCATCCCCGGCAGGGGCATAGCCGACGCGCGTCGCGCGATCAAACGATGGGTGCGCGAACCATCCAGCAAAGTGTTCGTGAAACTGGACGTGCGCAAATGCTATCCAAGCATCAGCCGTGAAGTGTTGAAACGCCTGCTCTCGTGTGACGTAGGGGACAGGCGGCTACTGGATTTGACGTTCCATCTCATCGACCAATACGCGGGCGATGACGGATTGAACATCGGCTCCTATCTGAGCCAGTGGCTCGCGAACTACTATCTGAGCTACGCCTACCACTATTGCGAACGGCATCTAAGCAAGGAGCGCGTGAACCGCAGGACAGGCGAAACCACCACCAGACGGCTCGTCACGCACATGCTGTTCTACATGGACGACATTCTCCTGGTCGGCAGATCGAAGCGTGATCTGACCATCGCCGTCAAACGCATACGCGCCTACCTGCATGACACGCTCCGTCTCGAAATCCATCCTACATGGAATGTCAAGCACGTCGGCGTGGAGCCAATCGACATGGTGGGCTTCACCTTCTACCCGGACCATACCGGCGTCAGGGCGGGCATCTTCCTGCGCGCACGCCGCTCATTCCGCCGATACGCGCGGAACCCTACGAGTCTTCGGCTCGCATACCGTTGCGCCAGCTACTACGGCTGGCTCAAAAACAGCGATTCCATCCAATACCGGCGTCGAAACAACGTCGATCAAATCGTCCGCCGCGCCAGAAACACCGTCGCGGCAAGCCGAAAGAAAGGATAACAGATGATTCAAAACGTCTCTTCCGCAACCCCGTTGGAAAAGGTGGACTACCATCTCCGCGATGACGGACTGGCCGATATCCGCATCCGCCGCAGCATCAGGACCGTCACCCATCAGGCGACCGACAACCAGCCGGAATACGTGGAGTACACGGCAGTCGAATCATATCAGGTGCTCCCGTTGATGGAGCAGGAGGCCATTGATCAGGCGGATGCCCTGTTCGAGGGTGACACGACCAGTTCCAAGCCGGTGCTCGACCGTGTGAGCGCGTTGGAGCAGGCGAGTTTGGACAACGCGCAACTGCTGGCCGACCTGATGGCGGGCGAGGACGGGGATGCGACGGATTCCGCCGATTCCGACACCGGCAAGACCGATGGCGGCGATGTCAACGACGACGGTAAGAACACCGCCGACGATTCCGCCGACAACAAGGATAAGGAGTGAGAACAATGGTTAGATTCAATCATGCCGCAGCGGTCCGCATGTACACCCGTCTGGTCAAGGCCGGACGCAAGACGTTGGAAGAAGTGCCGGAGGAATACCGCGCGGAGGTGCGGCAGAACCTTCTCGACCCGTGGTTCTGACGTAAGAAGGCATAGGTGAATCAGGGAGCAATCACCATCATCGTCGCCATCATCGGTTCCGGTGGTTTCGGAGCGCTCGTCCCATGGGTGCTCGACAGGATCGCCCTGCCTTGGGTATTCGCCGCCTCTGACCATCCGTATTAGACAAATCACAGCCCCGCCACGTGCGGGGCTTTTCCATAAAGGAGATGTAATGTGCTGCAAAATTTTCTAGCCGGGTTCGGAGGGGTGGGTGGCGCGTGCGCCCTCATCACGCTACTGCTCAGGATATGGCCGGGCGCGTTGGAAGCGTTGGCAACCGGACTTTACAGCCACGTGGACCCTAACCGCTTGCCATACAACAGCGTGCTCAGCCAGCATTTCGCCAAGACCCGACAGCTCGGCGAACGCACCGCGAAATTCGACGACCGTATGGACGAACTCTGCCGTGACACGATCAAAAACACGATCATCAGCCTTATCTACGGCGACCAGTCGCACGACCATTCAGAGGCCGTCCGATACGAATTGACGAAGCTTGAGAAATTGGACGCGCAATGCTGGATAGTCAACGCCGCCGAAAAATACCTGGAGGACAGGCAATGACGGCCAGCATACTCGCTTTGACGTCCGTGGCCGTCATATTCGTCGTGCTGCTGCTTGCGGTGGCGTGGCTGCTGTGGCATGGCCATGACGTGCCGGTATGGCTCACCTGTGTCACGACGCTGCTTCTGGCCGCGTTCACGCTCGTCTGCGTCGTCCTGCTCATGCTGCCGCTCCTGCGACTGCTGGAGATGGCCGTCATGATGTGGGCGATCGCCTTCTCATAAAACCATCAAAAAAGGAGGAAAATATGAAATCATGGGAGAATCTGGAGGCTGACGAGAATCTCATCCTCGCCACGCACATGACCAAGGGACGCCAGGGATGCAAGGTCGACAAGATCGTCGTGCATCATAATGGCGGCAACCTGACCGGCAAGGACTGCTACGACACGTGGCAGACCCGTGAGGCTTCCGCCCACTATCAGGTGGCGGCGGACGGCAGGATCACGCAGCTCGTCTGGGATACGGACACCGCATGGCATACCGGCGACTGGCCGTCCAACCTGACCAGCATCGGCGTGGAGCATGCGGACATTTCGACAGACCCGTGGAGCATCTCCGAAGCGACCTTGGATAACGGCGCGCATCTCGTGGCCGCGCTCTGCAAGCATTACGGCCTCGGACGCCCTCAGTGGCGCGTCAACGTTTTCCCGCACTCCGACTTCACATCCACCGCCTGCCCTGCATCCATCGCAGGAGACCAGCGCGACGCCTACATGGCCAAGGCGCAGGCATGGTATGACAGGATGACCGGCGCTACGGCGCCGACGCCCGCCGTCCAGCCGACGCAGTCCGCCACGGCATCGTCCGCCGTAAACGTGCTGCCGGGCACGTACCGTGTGGCCGTGGACGGGCTCAACGTGCGCGACCGTCCGAGCGTTTCCGGCAATGTGGTCGCCACGTATTCCAACGGACAGACCGTGAACCTCGACCATTGGGGCACGGTCGCTGACGGCTACATCTGGGGCCGTTACACGGCGTATTCCGGCGCCATCCGCTACATCGCGCTGGCACCAGCGGACAAGTCAACCTGGTATCTCGTCAAAGCCTAAAAGGAAAGGTGGAATTAAATGGCTGAACATGCAGAAAAGAACACTCTGGAAACAACCATCGCCAATCTCACCGACGAGCGCGAGGACGGCACCGACACTGCCGACAGCGCGTACACGCCCGTTTTCAGCAAGCAGGTGCGTACCGTCGTCTACGTGTTGGGTCTGATCGCTTCGTGCGTCGGACTTGGTTTTATGACGTTTGGTGATGCGGCGGTCGGCGGCTACATTTCGACCGTGGCCGGCTTCATCGCCAGCGGTCTTGGCGTGGCCTACAATCCGCTGCGCAACGCCTGACCGTGAGTGATTTGCGGGTGTGAGACTCAACCTCGCGCCGGAAAATCAACCTCGGGTGTGGAAAAATTTGCGGCACTGTAGTGTCCGTGGAATTTTTTACACCCGTTTTCTAACATTTGCCCCTCTCTCAGCATTGCTGAACCGCACCCCGATTGTTGGACTGGAGTAATTCATGTCCGATGATTTGGAGGTGCGGTTTTCTATGTCACGGAAACGCAGGGGTTCATACGATGTCGAGTATATGAGAATCGTCGTCGGGTTGATTCGCGATGGGATCG